GATACGGGCCATGATCCGCGACACGCCGGAAAGCCTGCTGGACTGAGTCTGTCGAATCCTGACAGGCAGGCAGGAAAACGCAGGGACGCTACAGCGAAAAGGTGAGGGACAGAACGCCAAAGATCAGCGGCTCCCGGCCACTGATTCACCAACTTGAACGGCGGATACCGGGAGTCCGCTGCATCGCGTGGTTCTGCTATGACCGTTCAATCTGTGGTTGGTGCGACGGACGCCGCTGGAAAAGCGGACTGCAAATCCGGCAACGGGGCAGCCGTCGCATTGAGGGTAAGCGCGGAATCAGGGCTCATGCCCTGTGTCCGAGATACTGGCAACGAGCCATCGTCGCTGGGTCGGAAGCCGGGTGGGAATCCGGCCGCCACAGATTGAACTTGTACGCCAATGTTCCAAGGTGGCGAGTTGGACTCCAAATCCGACTGGCGTGGTTCGATTCCACGGGCGTGCGTTTGGGTAGCAGAACGGCCGCGATCACCAGCGGCGAACACAGGAGAAAAACATGACACAAGAGACGAATGAGCCGTCTGGTGCATCCGGTGGTTCGCTGGCGTGGATTCCGGTCACGGAGCGGTTGCCAGCGGCGCTGGAGATTGTGCTGACGGCTGGTCCTTGCGGGCCTGTCATTGGTTACGTTTGCCGCAAGGGACGATGGCACTCCGAGCATTGCGACAACGAAACTGGCGAGCCTTACTTGGGGGACGCTGGCGGCAAGCCCACCCACTGGGTGCCACTCCCTGCCCCGCCAACGGACGCCAAGTAGCCAGCGAACCAATGTTTATCCGGTTCCGGATAATCCGCCGATTGGCGACCGAATCCGCGCCGCACGGCCGCAAAACGAAAAGCCGTGCGTGATAAGACGCGCAGTGCGCTACAGCGAAAAGGTGAGGCCGCCGACCGGAAGTTATCGGATTCCGATAACCTTGCTAACTTCGATTGAATTGCGCTACTGAGCGAAGAGAGTGTGGAAAACCATCTCCAAACTGTCACCATTCGCTACAATAGCGTCACTCCTTCGGGAGCTTGCAAGACCTCGCAAGAGGCCGCCTGGGTTGATCGCCAGGTGCAGTCAGCCGCCGGAGCCTGCGACGTGATAGCTGAAACCGGAGTGAACGCCGGGAGTAATAGGCCGGGATGCTCTCCCGGCTCACCTCTCCAGGCCGAGGCGGCTGGCATTATCCGCGAGGCTCCCGACTTTGTGACTTAGGCTCCCGACTTTTCGCCGAACCTCCCGACTTTGGAGATGACATTCATGCCGTGCGAAGGCCCCCGTGCCGAGGACGTTTTCTGGCACACCGGATTAGTTGAGTGCCTTTTGGACGAACTCAACGGCATTGACCGCAGCGAAATCATTCGCCAGCCGTGGAAGCATCCTGCCGCTTCCGCAACCTATTTCGCCAAGCAAAGCGATTCCAGAACCGCATTGTTGTGCGAGAGGCTACGGAAGGAAGACGTTACTATGCGAAGCCTAGAGTTGCAGATGTGGTGGAGAGACCACAAGAAGCGAGATAAAGCCCGAGTGCTGCGAACACTCCAGGAAGCCCAATCTCTGGGCGATGCTATTGATGGATTGAGTGAATACGAAAGAGAGCTTGCTGGCGTCAGGCTTGTCGGGCCTTTTGGCGAGCACCGCTGGGAATATGGAGAGACACGCGAGGAGATGACATGAAAGCGACTGTAATAGAGGACGCCGCTGGGCTTCGATTTGAAATCAAAGACGACGGCTCAGAGGACTACCGAAAAGCCGTGGAGTTGACTTGCTGCAAGCCTGCCGCGTGGATGGTCAAGGCTCCCATTGGGAGCATATTGCCACTGTGCCACAGCAGGCGAGAGGCCGAGGACGTGGCTGAGAAACTGACCAGCGAAAGCCGAATCGTCCCTCTGTACGAATACGACGAATGGAATGAAATCAAAAAGGCTGGCGAGTTGGCGTGCCGCGAGGAAGGTTTCAAGGTCATGGAGGCTGAGATCACCGCGTTGCACGCGGAGGTTGAGCGTCTGACTGCGGCGTGGATTCCGGTCGGCGAACGCCTGCCGGATAGGTACATTCGCGTGCTGGCGTTCGTGAAGTGCGAGCCTCACGAGCATCCTCACGCCATTGGGTTTGTTGGCTCTACGGGGCTGTGGTCGCTAGACGAACTCCACGAACCATCGGCGGAGATCACCCACTGGATGCCGCTGCCCGAGCCACCGGAGGTGAAGTGATGGCTAAGACACTCGAAGAGATCGTGTTGCACCTTGAGCAGCAGATTGACGCGACCGGATGGACTCGCAAGGACGTTGGTTTTGAGAGCAGTTATTGCGCGTGCATCGACTACACCTTTGGCTCTGCGAAGCCTCGCAGATTCAAGGTTGTTTCCGGTGACTCATTCGCCACCCTGGACAGGCTGAAGATATACGAGGTAGCCGACAACGAGGAGCTTTGGTGATGGATCGCCCGTTGCCACCGCCAAACGAGAAGATTCGCCCGCTGTGCGATGCTGCCACGGCCGTGATGCTTGGCGTGATCGCGGTCGGGTTCGTGGCCTACATGGCTGGCCTGTGGTCTGGTGCCATCCACTGCGGCCACCGCTGCTACTGGTGCGGAAAGCCGCTGGCCGAGAACTGCGCTACAGAGCGAAAAGTATGGATGCATGAAACAGGCAATGCACAGGCTGGCACTTATGCTCCGCATAACGCCCGAACGCCTCGACACCATGCTGACGGCCAAACAGAAGGCGGCGTGGCTGGCCTACCTGAGTCGCACTACACGCTAATAGTGCCGCGCCGACCGTAGACGCTGTTGCCAGACTCGGTAGGATCACGGGCGAAAGGAAGGTGACGCATGGCAGAACGATGCTTCGCTGCCTGCCGCAGCGGCTTGGAGATGGCGATGAGTGAAGTCGATGTTATTGCCTGCCTGCGAATATTGAAAAACAACGGTAACCTGCCCGGTGTCCGATACGGCGTTTACGGGCCGTCGGAAGCGAGCGACGTTACGCAGTGGGCCGCTAATGAAATTATTCGTCTCCGCGACGAACTAGCATCATCCACTAGACACATGGAGTTGGCCGAAGCGGCGTGGTTGCGCGAAACAAGCGGCAACAGTCCGGTTGCGATTGTGTTGACAGAAGACGAGGTGGCCGCGATTGAAAACGCCAAGACTTTTGCGACGAATGACCAGACTTACAGCGTTTTGAAGAAACTGCTGGAACGAGCCTCAAAGCCCCAGTTGAGGTAGCGATGGACGTTTGGGTTGTATTCCAGAACGTGAACGAAGACCCGTACAAGTCGCCCGTGCTGACTGAGTTCCAAGGGGTCTTCGATAGCCGCGAGGCCGCCCTCGCCGCCTGCCGCACTGAGCGTTACCTCATGGGCCGCTGCCAGTTGAACGATGTGGCACCGCATGAGCCATCGACCGATTGGCTGAAGGACGTGTGCTACCCGATTCAGCCGGAGCCGCAGTTGGTCGAGGTTGTGCCGTTCCGGCTGAATGACGCTACACATTGAGCGAACATAGTGACGCAACGCCCCCTGCCATTCATGCCGCCGCGTGTGCTCTGCAATCGGTGCAACGCCGAGAAGCAGGGCAACGGGCATTGCACTAAGTGCGGCTCGCCTGAGTTCCGGCTGGTCAAGTAGCCGCCGCACGCTGGATTCAGTTGACGGCCTCGCTACGTTCGCTGGCATGGCCTGGAACATCTACCACGGCGACTGCCGCGAGGTGATGGCGAAGCTCGACGCCGAGAGCGTCGATAGCATCGTGAGCGATCCGCCCTACGGGCTGTCGTTCATGGGCAAGGGCTGGGATCACGGCGTACCGGGCGTCGAGTTCTGGGCCGAAGCTCTCCGCGTGGCGAAGCCCGGTGCCCACCTGCTCGCGTTCGGTGGCACGCGAACGTATCACCGGCTGGCGTGTGCGATTGAGGATGCGGGCTGGGAGATCCGCGACTGCGTGATGTGGGTCTACGGCAGCGGGTTCCCGAAGTCGCACGACGTGAGCAAGGCGATTGACAAGGCGGCGGGAGCAGAGCGGGAGAAGGTTCCGGCGACTGGCGGCCTTCACAAGAACCGCAATCTAAACGACGACGGCTGGAGCAAAATCGGAGAAGTTGAGCCAACGATGGACAGTGCATCACCCGCGACCGCCGCGGCCCGCCAGTGGTCCGGCTGGGGCACGGCGTTGAAGCCCGCCTGGGAGCCGATCATCGTGGCCCGCAAGCCGCTCTGCGGCACCGTCGCGGAGAACGTGCTCAAGCACGGCACGGGCGGGATCAACGTGGATGGGTGCAGGGTGGGAGGCACGGTGCCGCGCACGGTGCAGGGGCAGTCGGCCAGAGCCGGAGAGGTGTACGGCGCGGATCAGCGCGACCAGCGAGTGTTTGAGCCGCACGGACTCGGCCGCTGGCCCGCCAACGTCATCCACGACGGCAGCGACGAGGTGGTGGGGCTGTTTCCGCAAACGAAAACCGGAATATGCCCTGCCGATGGAGCCAGCGGATATTGCGGCGGGCTGAAACGCAGGAACGCGGCAGTCGCACAAAACGGGGGCGACTCCGGTTCCGCCGCCCGCTTCTTCTACTGCGCCAAGGCGAGCAAGGCGGATCGGGATGAAGGGTGCGAGGGGCTGGAGGCAATCCATCGTGCCAACGGCAACAAGTGGACCGACCAGGACTATCGCGTGACGAGCGGCGAGCGACCGCCATCGGCTGAGAGCGGCCCTCGCCGCAACCATCACCCCACCGTGAAGCCCACCGCCCTCATGCGTTACCTCTGCCGCCTCGTCACGCCACCGGGCGGCGTTGTGCTCGACCCGTTCACCGGCAGCGGCTCCACCGGCAAGGCGGCGATCCTTGAAGGCTTCCGCTTCATCGGCATCGAACGCGAGGCCGAATACGTCGAGATCGCCAAGGCTAGGATCGGGGCAGCCGAAGCGGGAGCCGGGCCGCTGTTCTCGAAGTGCGCTACACATTGAGAGTGCGGACGGCTTGACGCCCGCCCTACTCTGCCGGCATGAACCTCGCCGACAAGTGCCGCACCGTCGCCGCCTATCACGGCAGCACCACGCTCGCCGCTCACGCCCAGCACCTCGATGACGTGGTGCATATCCAGCGTGCCGCCCTGCTCGAGGCCGCCGACCGCCTGGAGCAGCTAGAGGCCGAGGCTGCAAGGCTACGGGCGCAAGCCCCTACTCTGGACGAGTGAAGGCCGCGTTGCGGGCTTGACCCGTGCCACAGGAGCAGACCCATGTCAGAGATCAAGA